CGATCGTGCGCACCCTGTCGGAGCGGCTCGCGGCCGAGCGAGATCCGCGCCAGGTGACCGCCCTGCTGGCGTCCGAGGTGGATAGGGCGTTCAACGAACTCGCCGACCAGGTCGAAGCCGGAGCCCTGGACGCCGCGTCCGACGAGCCGCTCGCCCAAGCCGGCCTGGACGACGAGGCCGAGTGATAGGCTTCGACTACGCCCGCTTCGGCGAATACGGCGCTGTGATGCGCGCGAACGGCGTTCGCGTGGATCGCGCCGCAGCCGCCGGCCTCCGTCCGCCGCCGCGCATCAGCGTGGCGGAATGGGCCGGGAAGCACCGTCACTTCTCGGAGGACAGTCCCTATCCGGGCAAGTGGCGGCATGAGACCGCGCCCTATCTGGTCGAGATCATGGAGGCGTTGTCGCCCCACGATCCGATGGAACAGGGCGATATCATGAAGTGCGCCCAGTCCGGCGGCTCGGCGTCCGGCGAGAATTTCGTCGGATACGTCGCCGACGTCGCGCCCGGCCCGGCGATGTACATCCAGGCGACGTTCAAGGCGGCGCTGGATTGGGCGGCCGAAAAGCTGTGGCCGATGATCGAGGCCTCTCCCCGGCTGAACCCCGAACAGGACGGGGCGATCCGGGCGCAGAACGCCAAGGACGGGGCCGGGTCCAAAAAGGACAAGATCGTCTTCAAGCGAGGGGGCTACCTGATCCTGGCGGGCGCCAACTCCGCCCCCAGCCTACGCCAGCGCACCGTCCGGTACGCGATCGAGGACGATCTCGATCAGTTCCCGGACAACCTCGACGGCCAGGGATCGCCCGAGGGCATGATCGACAACCGCCTGAAGGTCTATCGCCGTCAAGGGCTGTCGAAGCGCCTCGGGATCTCGACGCCGACCATCGAGGGCGGCAGCAAGATTTCCCGGCGCTACAAGGCCGGCGACCGGCGGCGCTACTACCTGAAATGCCCGCATTGCGGATCGCGTTTCGACCTGGTCTGGGGCGACATCAAGTGGCCGGATGGAAAGCCGGAGGAGGCTTACGTCGTCGCGCCGTGCTGCGGCGGCGTCGTGGAGCACTGGCAAAAGAACGGCATGAGCCTAACCGATGGCTGGTTGTCGGCTGAGATCGACGGCGTGGCCTCGCCGCGGCACATGGAAGAGGCGGCGTTCCAGGCGCTGCGGGCGAAGATGCCGGCCAGCCGAAAGCGCGGCTGGCATATCACCGGCGAGATCACGACCTTCCAGACCTGGGCGGACATGGCGGTCGGCTTCGTCGCCGCCCAAGGCGACCTGAACAAGCTGAAGACCTGGACCAATCTCGACCGGGGCTATCCGTTCGAGCTCAAGGGACAGACCCCGGATTACGAGCTGCTCAAGGAGTTGAAGGAGCAGCATTGGGGGCGAGGCGAGTTCCCATACGGCGGCTTGGTGGCGACCATGGGCGTCGATGTCCAGGGCGACGGCCTCTATTACGAGATCGTGCTGTGGGCCGAGAACGGCGAGAACTGGTCCTACGGTGTCGGGTTCATCACCGGCGCCACCGACGTCCCCGGCGAAGGGGCTTGGGCCGATCTCGACAAGGTCGCCATGCGACCGATCCGGTATCCGGGGGGCAAGACCTTCCCAATCGATCAGGCCTGCGTCGACGCCGGCTACCATACCGCCGCGGCGGAAGCGTTCTGCAGGGCTCGTCCGAACCGTCTCGCCGTATTCGGCCGCGCCGGCTGGACCCTCCCCGTTCTCGGCCGTGGCGAGAATATTCGATACGAACGGCAGGGCGAAAACACCGGCCGGGCCACCAGGAAGTCGGAGGATAAGGCCTACCTGGTCGGCACTTACGGCGTGAAGCTGACCTTCTACGGCTACCTGCGATCGACGCTGAAGGCGGCGGCCGACGAGCGCGCGACAGGCGTTCCGTCTCAAGTTCAGGGGCGGTGTCACTTCAGCCGTGACGCTCCCGACCAGTGGTTCGAACAGATCACCGCTGAGACCGTCGTAGTGAAGATGGTCAACGGCTATCCGTCCCGCCGGTGGGAGCCGATGCCTGGGCGGCAAAATCACTGGCTGGACTGCCGGGTTTACAACCATGCAGCGGCCGAAAAGCTGATGCTCGACACCTTGGACGAGGTCGATTGGGCGGCGTTGAAGGCCGAACGCTACGCCGCCGCCAGTCCGGTCCAGGGCGATCTGCTCGATCTCGCGCTCAAGGCGCCGCCTCAACCCGCGCCTGCGGTGGTGGCCGCCGCTCAACCTGTCCCCGATCGGTCCGGCTGGATCGAAGCGACTGATGACTGGATCGCCTGATGCCCGCACCGGATTACGCCGTCGAGATCGCCCAGCTTGAGGCCGCCGCCTCAATAGGCGAGCTGACGATCGAAGCGGAGGACCGTTCGCGGGTCACCTATCGGTCTATGGCCGACCTGCTCGCTGCGTTGACCTACTTCAAGAACCAAGCCGTCGCTGCGCCGTCCGGCTCGCCGCTCCGGCCGCCGGAGGCGGTGACCGTCGCGGCCTTCGACAGGGACTGAGGACATGGCCGATTTCTCGCGGCTGATAGACGGCCTGATCGAACCGTTCGCGCCGCGCCTGGCGCGCCGGCGATATGCCGAGCGCATGGCGCTCCGCGAAATCCGCCAGTACGACGCCGCCGCGGCGGGCCGCCGCACGCAGGGCTGGCGCCGGACCGGCGCCAGTGCGAACAGGGAGGTTCGTCAGGGCCTCGTCCAGCTACGCAACGGCGCACGCGAGCTCGTGCGTAATAACAAGTACGCGGCGTCGGCCGTGCGCCAGATCGTCGCCAACATGGTCGGCGACGGGATCACCGCCACGGCCAAGCACGCCGACCCGGTCATCCAGCAGCGGGCTCAGGACGAGTACGACCGCTGGGCGGAAGGCAAGGTCGACGATCAGCTCGACTGGTACGGCGTCCAGAAGATGACCGCCCGATCCGTCGTCGAGGGGGGCGAAACCCTGCTCTCCTGGGGACCGGACAGCGACGGCCCGGATGGGATGGTCCGTGGCCTGGAAGGCGACTATCTGGACCACCTCAAGCAGACCTTCTCGCTCGGCGGCCCTCGCATCGATCAGGGCGTCGGCTTCGACGCGAACGGCGTTCGCGCCGAATACTGGCTGTTCGACACCCATCCGGGCGAAATCGGCGGCTATGGCGCGGCCTCGAAGGCTTACAGCGCGGCGAACATAGACCACGTCTATGAAATGCTGCGTTGGGGCCAGCCGCGCGGCATCTCCTGGTTCGCGCCGGTCGCCATGGATTTGCGCGACGGCGCCGATGTCGAAGACGCCGTGCGCATGAAGAAGAAGGTCGAGGCCTGTCTCGCCCTGGTCCTGACGCCGCAGGAGGGCGGCGCTGGCTCGCCGCTCGCCGCCCAGCAGGGGCAGGACGACCCGACCCGGCCAGCGATCGAGACCCTGCGCCCCGGCATGGTGTTTCGGACGCGCCCCGGGGAGACCGTCAGTACGCTGAACCCGACCTCTACGGGCGGCGAGGTCGAATTCCTGCGGCACCAGTTGATGGGGGTCTCCGCCAACCTGGCGCCGTATCACCTGGTGTCGGGTGACCCGTCGCAATCGAACTATTCGCAGGTCAGGGCGCAGCTCCTCGGCTTCTGGGCCAATCTCGATGACTGGCAGCACAACATGATGCTGCCGCTCATGTGCCTGCCCGCGTTTCAGCGCCGGATGCGCCGCCTCGCCTATCAAACCGGCGACAAGCGCTTTCTCCAGGTCAAGGCGGAATGGGCGATGCCGGTTCGGCGGTTGATCGATCCGATCAAGGATCTGGCCGGCGAAGAGATCGAGATCCGCGGGGGTCTGAAATCCATGCTGAAGGCGCTCTCCGAACGCGGGATCAACCCCGAGCGGCATATCAAGGAAATCGCGGCGTTCAACGAGCTCGCCGACGCCGCCGGCGTTGTCCTGGACACCGATCCTCGCCGCGTCACCGACACCGGCGTCCTGCAGGCCGCCGTCGGCTACATCGCCGCCAAGGGCGACCAAACCTCCTAGAGCAAGGGGCTCCTCATGACGCGTTCCGCCCTCCCCGCGCCGGAAGACCGGCGCGGGCCTCCCGACATGCGTGGTCAACGGCTGCTCGGCTTCACCGGCCAGTCCTACGACGAGGCGTCCCGCACCATTCAAGCGGTTCTGTCGGTCGGCACGCGCGTTAAGCGCTGGTTCGGCTTCGAGCAACTGTCGATGGACCCGGCGAGCATCGACTTGTCCCGCGTCCAGCTCGGCCAGGTTCGATTTCTGGACAGTCACAACGCCTACGAGATCGACGCGGTTCTGGGCGTCGTCACGGCGGCCGCCGTCGACGGCGGCGGATCGCTCAACGGCTCGATCCGCCTCGCCGAGACGCCACGAGGCGAGCAGGCCGCCGGCATGATTTCCCGCGGCGAGGTGACCGGCCTTTCCATCGGCTACCAGGTCAAGACCTGGCGGCTGGTCGAGGTCGACGCCGCCGACAACGAGGTCTGGGAGGCGGCTCAGTGGGAGCTGCTCGAAGTCAGCCTCGTTTCCGTTCCCGCTGATCCGGCCGCCGGGGTCCGGACTGCGGTTCCCCTCCCCGGCGCTGCACAAGAGGACGCTGACATGAATCGTACCATGCCCGGCGGCGGCGCCCCTGCGCCTCAAGCCGCCCCCAATCCCGTCGCGGTCCAGACCGCCGTGTCGGAAATTCGCGCTGCGCCGGCCACAGCCCCGGCCGCCGATCCGGCCCCGGCCGCCGCCCCCGCGCTATCCGCGCCAGCGGCCGAGCGCATGACCGCCATCGAGGCCCTGGACTTCGCCGCCGACGCCTCCAGCCTCGGCGTGGAAGCCGCCGCCGCGCGCGCCATGGTCGAAACCATGACGCCGCCCGACGCCCGCGCCGCCTTGCTTCGCGCCGCCGCCGACAGGCAGCGCGCCACGGCTCCGCCGCCGACCATCCGCGGCCCGATCCAGATCAGCCGCGACGAGCGCGACACCGCGCGCGCCGCTATGGCCGAGGCGCTGCTGCACCGGCACAGCGACGCCAATCAACTGACCGACCTGGGCCGGGAGTATCGCGGGCTCACTCTGCTCGAAATGGTGCGGATGAACCTCGAGCGCAACGGACATCGCACCGCCGGCATGGGCAAGCGCGAGGTCGCGGATATGGCCCTGCGCGCGCAGTCGACGTCGGACTTCCCGAACGTCATCACCAACGTGGCCAACCGCACCCTGCGCAATAGCTATGAAGGCACCGCTTCGACGTTCAAGCCTTGGATGCGAAAGGTGTCGGCGCCCGACTTCAAGCCGATTTCCCGCGTCCAACTCGGCGGCGCGCCTAGCTTTCTGCAGGTTCCGGAAGGCGGCGAGTTCAAGATGGGCGCGATCGGTGACGGCCGGGAGGTCTATTCGCTGGCGACCTACGGGCGGCGGTTCGTCATCACCCGCCAGACCATCATCAACGACGACCTGGACGCGTTCTCACGCATCCCCGGCCTGTTCGGCCGCGCCGCCGCCGACTTCGA